GATGGAACATACGCCGAGCGCCGCCCGGTGTGCGAAGCGTTTATTGAGCGGGCGAGAATGGCAGCGTTTCCCGAACTGGTGAGAGGCCAGTATTACGGTGTCGGCCACGATCGAACGGCTGACACCGCGTGGCACACCTATGAGGCTGTTAGATATGCAATAGCGTGGCACGACCATCCAGAGGGCGGGTTGGCTGTGTGCTTCGACAAGCCGATGAAGTTCTCTGACGCTCCGATGCCGAAATGTGAGGTGAAAGAGGAATGAGTGAACAGAAGTATGACCTGTACATCAACGGCGATATCGAAGCCGAGAATATGTCTCTGCAAACGGCGATTGTACTGTTGAAAGCACTGTTTGAAACATACTACGCTGAAACCGCTGACGGTATGGAGATTACGGTCATGGGGAGGAAACAGAAAGATGCCGATGGAGCGTGAACGTTATCCGGCGAACTGGCCTGAAATTGCGCTGAGTGTGAAGGAGGCTGCCGATTGGAAATGTCAGCAATGTGGAAAGCAGTGCCGGAGGCCTTGAGAACCGTTCGATACACACAAGAGGACGCTGACGGTTGCTCACATGAACCATCAGCCGGAGGATTGCAGGCCGGAGAATATGAAAGCGCTGTGCGCGCCGTGCCATTTGAGATATGACGCGAAGCATCACGCAGAGACGAGGAGAAGGAGGATTCATAAAGATGACTCATGAGCAGTTGATGGAATGGGCGAAGAATGAGATTTCAGATGTGCTGCGCGGTCAGGCCAATCGGCTGATGAACGTGGTAGAGCGCGCTTATGCTGAGGGCAAGAAGAATGCAGAGATTGAAAAAGTGACAGAGATTGCGTCCGAGGCATTGAAACGTGCGAGTGTTGGAGGAGGTAAGAATGGCTGATATTGCCGATGTGATCAAGGCTCTTGCGTGCTGCATTAAGATTGATGAAGAGGGCAACCTGACAGGTTCGTGCTATGACTGCCCGTTCCGTGCGCAAGACTGGAATGGAAAAGTTGCTTGCGAGGAGTTTGGCAAGCTTAATGTTGATATCCCCTGGAGACTGGCAAAGGACGCTCTTGATCTGCTGAATGCGCACGCCCCGGCTGTGCCTGTGATCTATGATCCAACAGCCGGTCGTGTGAAGAGGTTTGGTTATTGTGGAGCTTGCCATAATGCTCTCAGGATTTGGAAGAAGACAAGGGACAATTACTGCAGCAATTGCGGAAGGAAGGTTGACTGGGATGCGGTCGATTGATGCGGATACCTTTGTGGAGATGCTTGATAAAATCGCCGAAAAGGCCGGGTTTGCGGACAGCACTTTGATTACGGTCCGAGACATTAAAGCCCTGGTGGCGGATATGAGCGTTGAGGAGCAGAAGAGCGAAGAGCGGGAAGCTGCCTGGATCAGTGTGTTCGATGAGCTGCCGAAGCAGAATCAGACTGTTGTTGTGTCGGATGGAGAGCGCACCTGGGATGTTGGCCGTTTCCAGGGACTAAGTGGTGTAACGAATGATAATGATTCCGACAGACCGAACATCTGGAACTGGCGCAAGTGTACCACGCGAAAAGTTCTTTGGTGGATGCCAAAGGAAAACGCCCTGCCGAATCCTCCGGTAAGCAAAGCAGACGCATAATTGCGGGAAAGGATCAGAGATGAACAGATTTCGCAAGACGAGCAATGTCCTGGTTCTTGTCCTGATGTTGATTGCTTTATGGGTGTTCGTGGGGAAAGCCAATGATAAAGGCATGTGGCTGCCGATTGCGCTGTATTGGGCTGTCTTGACGATTAAAAACCTCTGTGACTGGTGCAGCTTGAAAAAGCAGGAAGAGGAGAGCGATTTTGATGAGCAATAAGGCAACTCAGCGTGAGATGATTCTGAGATATATCCGGGAGTTTGGCAGTATCACTCCGCATGAAGCCCTCAGAGAGTTCGGCTGTATGCGCCTGGGCGCCCGTATCTGGGAACTGCGGAAGAGCGGTTATCCGATCACCAGGACGATGGAGAAACGAGAGAACAGGTACGGAAAGAAAATCGCCTATGCCCGTTACAGTATTCCTGCTGATCAATAATCAGTATGGTGTATATCCTATATAGAGAAAAAAAGAAAGGGTAATGTAATATGAATAGGGGTTCATTCTGGGGATATCTCACCAAAGACCCGGAAGAGTTGAAGTATTATGGGGATAATGCGCGAGGCAAAGTGTTCGTTGCTGTTCGCCGGCGCAGCAAGGACAAGGATGGGAATTATCAATCCGACTTCATCCCGGTTGTCACCTGGGGTAAGACTGCCGAGAATTGCGCAAAGTATCTGAGGAAGGGCTCACCGGTCGCCGTGGAATACCATATCAGGACAGATAGCTATGACGATGACCAGGGCAAGCGCCGTTTTACGTTGGATATTGTGGCAGACAATATTGAGTTTCTGCCGAGCAAGAAGGATAGCGGCGGCGCTCCGGATAATGCGGTTCAGCTGGCTGCTCCTGTTACCGAGGCGGACATGATTCCCGTACAGGTTTCCACCGATGATCTGCCGTTCTGATCCGTCAATGATAATGCGAGAAAGCGGGTGTTGCTATGGTGCAGTCGGATCAAGTGCTGTCCATGCTGTCGGAGTATATGATCACCAAAGGGCGCTGCGCCTACATGGAAGCAAAGATTTCCGTGTTGGAGATGGAGATCAGGTCTGCCTATGCGTCACTTGTGACTGATCAGGTTCTTGCATCTTCCGGTCAGGACGGTATGCCGCGTGGAAACGAGATCAGCCGAACGGTTGAAAATCTTGCAATCCGCCTGGCAGATGGATGGGTGCCAGACACGCTGCGCGATATGAATGCTGAATTGAGCGAGCTTTACAGGCAGCGTGATATATTGAAAAACGTGCTGGCGCGCGTGGATGCCTGGCTGAAAGGGCTGACGGATCGGCAGAGGTTTGTGATCGAGCACCAGGTGATCCAGAATGAATCATGGCGCGAGGTGACGAACAGCTTCAGACAGCAGTTCGGTGAGAGTGTGTCGAAAGACACATTGAAGAGGATCAAGGATCGCGCTGTTGATACGATCATCAGCATGGCTGAATGAAAAAGTCGGGTTGCACCGGATTTGCACCGGTTTTGCACCGGATTTGCTTTCTTGACAGTTTTTCGCGGGCGTGTTATCATATAGTCAGTGGCGGAGCGGGGATTAACAAGTCCCGTTCCGCTTTTGTGTAGTGTTTAAAAGCCTTGAAACCCGTTCTGAGTAGACCGTACTGCTTAGGACGGGTATTTGTTTACCCGGAAGCAGAAAGCCGTAGGAGGGATGCTGGATGCCGCAGGAACGGATTGAGGTTTCGTACTGGAAATTGACAGACCTGATCCCGGATGACAGAAACCCGCGTCGGAATGATTATGCCGTCAAGCCGGTCGCGGAGAGCATTAAGCAATTCGGGATGCGTGTTCCGCTTGTGATCGACAAGAAAGGCAATATCATATGCGGCCATACACGGTATAAAGCCTGTGTAATGCTGGGCAAAGATGAAGTGCCTTGCGTTATGGCGGATCAATTGACCCTGAAACAGCAGAGAGCCTTTCAGCTTGCCGATAACAAAACTGGTGAGTTGGCTACCTGGGATAATGCGCTGCTGGATATGGAGTTAAGCAGTCTGGCGTCCATCTTTGATGTATCTTCCTTGGGCTTTGAGCGTAAGGTGAAGAATGATAAAAAGACTGACAGCAAGAGTGATTCTGTTGGCGTCGATGAAGATGGGCTTGTTACCTGTCCGAGATGCGGGCGCAGGTTCTCCCCCGATGAGGCCAAGAAGCACGGCCTTAATCCGTTCGATGAAGACGGAGAGGACGGTGATCTGTTTTGACCGGTGAACAGGCGCGAATGAAAATCACTTACCGCAAGGTTGGCGAGCTGAAAGCTTATGATCACAACCCGAGGAACAATGAACCGGCTGTGGATGCCGTCGCTGCCTCTATTCAGGCGTTCGGATTTCTGGTGCCGATTATCATTGATGATCAGGATGTGATTGTGGCTGGTCACACCCGCCTGATGGCTGCGCGCAAGCTGAACCTGGAAGAAGTGCCGACCGTACAGGCTGATGGTCTTTCCGAAGACGAGATCAGAATGTATCGCCTTGCCGACAACAAGGTTGCCGAGATTGCCGTTTGGGATTTGCCGCTTCTGGATGAGCGAATCCGCGATGTAGGCGATACCATCAACATGGCTGATTTCGGCTTCACGCTGGGTATTGGCGATGTCTTTGAGCCGAAAGCCGAGGCCAAGGAATTCGACATGGAGGATTTTGACGATGACGCCTTTGAGTACGAATGCCCCGAATGCGGGTTCCGATTCAATCCCGGAAAATGATAATCGTCATCTGTTCCCGTGGAAATGGAACCTGACTGATCTGGAACAGGTGAAGAAGAACGGCCTGAACGTTTTCTCCTGCTTTTCCTGCGGTGGCGGTTCTACTATGGGATATAAGTTAGCCGGTTATACGGTAATAGGTAATTGTGAAATAGATAGGGATATGAATAAAATATATAATATAAATCATCATCCCAAATACTCTTACTTAATGGATGTAAGAGACTTCTATAAACAAGATAATACCTTATTGCCGAAGGAACTGTTTCACCTGGATATCCTGGATGGTTCTCCACCGTGTTCGGTATTTTCAATGGCAGGCCAGAGAGATAAGGGCTGGGGTACAGAGAAGGTTTTCCGCGAGGGACAGAAGAAGCAGCGACTTGATGATCTGTTCTTCGCGTTTATTGATATAGCCGAGAAGTTGAAACCGAAAGTTGTCGTGGCTGAGAACGTGAAGGGCCTTGTCACCGGAAATGCGAAGGGCTATGTGCATGAGATTTTCAAAGCTTTTAAGGCTGCTGGCTATACGCCGCAGCTTTTTCTGCTGAATTCTGCGCGCATGGGAGTTCCGCAGGCACGGGAACGAGTGTTCTTTATTGCTCACAGGAATGACTTGAAGCTGCCGAAGCTGAAGCTGGATTTTCAAGAGCCGATCATTCCATTTGGCTCAATCCGTTCGGAAAAAGGTGTGCCGGTCAATCCTGATACCGAGGCTTACAGGCTGCTGCAGATGCGCCTGGATTCGGACACGAGCATGGCGGACATCAATGAACGTCTCAGCGGCAAGAATAGCGGGTATACGATCCCGATTGTGAATGATAATCGGGTGTGCTGCACTGTTGTTTCTGGCTCAACCTTTTACCGCGGCTATGATGGAACCAAGTTCACCAAGCAGGATTTCGTGTCAGCGCAGACCTTCCCACAAGACTACGATTTTCTGGATCAGTCACCGCAGTATGTGTGCGGCATGAGTGTTCCGCCTGTTATGGAGGCACAGATTGCAAGGCAGATTTATCTGCAGTGGCTGAGATTTATTTAAGGGCACGGGCTGCCCGGCAAAGCGGGTGGTGAAGTGATAAATGCTCAGAATCTAAAGCCAATTGGTAGCCCTGGACGAACAAAGGAAGAAGAAAGGGCTATCCAGCGGAGCGGAGGCATTAAGTCTGGCGAGTCGCGCAGGCGAAAGCGTGACCAGCGAAAGCAGATGGAGGCCATGCTCAAATGTATGCCGGAGCTTGACCATGCTGCTGTTGATAATCTCCATCGCTTGGGTATCAGAGGCAAGGGAGAGAAGAAGGATCAATTCACCATAGAGACTATCGGCATGGCTGCGCTGCTCCAAAAGGTGATGCGCGGCGATGTGCGTGCCTATCGCCTGATGTTGGAAATCCTTGGTGAAGACGCTTTCTCGCGGAGGGAAGAGGCGCGGCTTGACCAGGAAAAAGAGCTTGCATATTCCGATACATCAGGTGAAGCCGTGGATGATGGCTTCATGGAGATGATGGAAGCTCAGGCGGAGGGGGCGTTTATCAATGGTGTGGACGAGCCTCAAAACACCGAGGATTCCGGCGTCTGAGCCGTTTCACTTCAAGCCCTTTTCAAACCGACAGAAGCAGGTGCTTACCTGGTGGACAAAAGGAAGTCCGTATCACGATTATAATGGCGTGATTGCTGATGGCTCTATTCGATCTGGTAAAACGCTCACGATGTCAATCAGCTTTGTCATTTGGGCGATGACCACGTTCAACGGTATGAAGTTTGCCTTTTGTGGAAACACAGTTGGCAGTCTACGCCGGAATGTAACAAATGACCTTCCGCTGGTGCTAAGAGGCAGAGGCTACCGGGTGCGAGAGCGCCGAGGTGATAATCTGCTGATCATTACAAAGGGCGAGACGACCAATTATTTCTACCTGTTTGGTGGTCGGGATGAGTCATCCTATAAGCTGATCCAGGGCATTACGCTGGCTGGGATTATGTTTGATGAGGTTGCGCTGCAACCGGAGAGTTTTGTGAACCAGGCCACGGCGCGTTGTTCTGTGGAAGGTCGCAAGTTCTTTTTCAACTGCAACCCGGCTGAGCGTCTGCATTGGTTCAAGCTGAACTGGATCAACAAGTATAGAGAGCTGCACCTGGTCTACATCCACTTTACGATGGATGATAATCTGTCGCTGTCCGAAACCCTGAAAGCGCAGTACCGATCTCAGTATGTTGGTGTTTTCTATCGCCGGTATATTGAGGGGCTTTGGGTTGCCGCCGAGGGCGTGATTTACGACTGCTGGAATCCTGATGCGAATGTGTTCGACTTGAAGGATGGCAAGCCGTATGATGAGCGCCGCTGTCGGCATTATGTTGCTTGCGACTACGGTACGACAAACCCGACCGTGTTCCTGGATGCCTGGTATGATGGGCGCACGTTCTGGGTTGATAAAGAATACTACCAGGACAGCCGAGCAGAGCAGCGGCAGCTTACGCCGTCTCAGCACGCGGATGCAATGGACAACTTTCTGCAGAAGGATCATTCGCCGATCATCATTGTGGACCCGGCTGCCGAGGCGTTCAGACTGGAACTGAGAAACCGAGGCTACCGTGTCCAGGAAGCTGATAACGAGGTGCTTGAAGGTATCCGCTTCATGTCCACGATGATCGCCAAGCGCAGGCTTATGGTTGAAAAATCCTGTACTGGCTTCCTCTCTGAGATTGAGTCCTATGTCTGGGATAAAACGGCTGCGCTGCACGGTGAGGAGAAGCCGGTTAAACTGAAAGACCATGCGATGGATGCGGCACGGTATTTGATAAAGACCACGATCAATCGCGCTGGCCTGATGAGGGCATAAAGCAAAGGGGTGATACGCAATGGCACATAAGAGAAGACGGCGCCCGGCGAATCGCCCGGTTGCACCGGTACAGGTGATCGATGCTCAGAAAAAGAGCGCACAGCCAAAGGCCAATCCAAATGCTCTGACGCTGGATGCGCTGATCAACGAGTATGCGCGCCTGGGTACGAGTGATAATCTCCTGGCTCAGAACCGATATCAGGCAGTCAGGCTGACACAGCAGTATGCCTTGATGGACAATCTGTTCCGCGGTGACTGGATCGCGAACCGGATCATAACGACCATACCGGAGGACATGACAAAGAACTGGATTAAGCTGACTTGCACGGTCGAGCCTGACCAGTTGGATGCCTTTGAGATGGTTGAGCGCAAGACGCATATCAGAGAGCGGATCAGAGAAGGGCTGCGCTGGGGTCGCCTGTATGGCGGCGCTGCTGCCGTCATGATGATAAAGGGCCAGGAAGATATGCTGAGTGAACCGCTGGACATGGATATGCTCATGCCTGGTGATTTCAAAGGGCTAATTGTCGCAGACCGCTGGAACGGTGTATATCCGTCCACTGAGCTTGTGACTGATATGGATGATCCTGACTTTGGACTACCGGAGTATTACAACTTCTCGCTGAGTGAAAATGATCTGGCGAACAGTGTGCGTGTCCATCATTCTCGCGTGCTACGGTTCACTGGCCGTGAGCTTCCGTATATCGAGAAGCTGGCTGAACAGTATTGGGGCATGAGCGAGTTGGAGCATGTGTTTGCCGAGCTCAATAAGCGGAACAGTGCTTCTGCCAATATTGCGCAGTTGATCTTTATCGCTCACTTGCGAGTGTTGAAAATGGAGAACCTTGGGCAGAACCTCGCGCTGTCTGATGTTTGGTCGCAGGAAGACCTTTATAACACGCTGTCGGCTCAGAACTTCCTCATGAACAATATGAGCTTGCAGATTCTTTCCCGCGATGATGATTTCCAGACGTTTGATTACACCTTCTCTGGGCTTGCTGATGTCTATGAGCAGTTCATGATGGATGTGGCTGGTGCGTCCGAGATTCCTGCCACCAAGCTGTTTGGACGCGCGCCGCAAGGGATGAATGCGACCGGTGAAGGTGATCTCAGAAATTACTATGACACTGTGCGCCAGAATCAGGAAGCATACTTGCGGCCCATCTTGGAAAAGCTGCTTCCGGTCATTTGTGTGTCCGCCTGGGGCGCGATTCCTGATGATCTGGATTTTGAGTTCAACCCGATTCGCGATACCAGTGATGAAGAGCGCGCCGGCCTGATTCAGCAGACGGCTGCCGCAATCAATTCAGTTTATCAAGCTGGTATTATCTCGCAGAAGATTGCCCTCATGGAACTGCGTCAGTCTGGTACTGAGTTTGGTATGTGGACAAATATCTCTGATGAGTTTATTGACCAAGCCGATGATACGGCAAGCCCAGAAGGAGAGACGGGCGAAGAGATGCCGGCAGAAATGGAGGGCGATCCAAATGAAAACGCAGGACAAGGTATTGCTGCAGAACAACAGCCCGCGCCGGATGATGCAGGCGGCGTTCAGCCAGAAAGATCACGTGGGCCGCAGAGTGGCCCGGTTGATGCTCGCGATGGACAACCGGGACGATCAGGATTGTTTGCAAGATGGCGGGCCCGGAAGCGGTAACTTTGGGCATGCTGGCCGGCCTGGCAAGCGTGGCGGTTCTTCCAAGTCCGGCACTGGGGGGCGTGTGAGCGGTAATGCCGGCGTTGGCAAGTCCGGCCATGTTTACAGTGGCAGAGATTATTCTCTTGCCGGTCGTGGTATCCAGCTGCGCGGCGCAAAGCGGTCGTGGGTGTCCGAGGGAAAGAAAACGAGAGTTTTCCCCAACGGCAGCGGCAGCACAAAGATCACTGAAGGCGATGTTGATGTCGGACTGCACACGATCAACAAATACCTCAATGACGATGGCAGCCTGGCGCCTGAGCGTGCCGAGCTCCATGAGCGTATTGTCAACGGCCTGTTTGAAGGCAAGCAGCCGGTTCCTGCCGGTGAGCAGAAAACGTTCTACTTCCTTGGCGGCGGTTCTGCGTCTGGCAAGGGGAGTTTCACAGACCCGAACAAAGCCGGCATTGGATATGATGTGCCGGACAAGAATGTCTGCGCCGTTATCGACGCGGATGAGCTGAAGAAGTCCGTTCCCGAGTATGACACGGATGACCGCGAGAAAGCAGCTTCATTCGCGCATGAGGAATCTTCTGCACTTGCCAAGCGCGCCATGCAGGCGGCGTTTGACAATGGGTACAACTGCACGCTGGACGGCACGGGAGACGGCGGCTTTGACAGCGTGATGAAAAAGATACAGCAGGCGCGCGATGCCGATTATAAGGTCGAGGCGCGCTACTGCACCGCCGATATCGAGACTGCCATTCAGCGCAATCTGGCTCGTGCCGCGAAGACGGGAAGGAAAGTCCAGCTTGACTCCGTGGTGAATATCCACAAGTCGGTCAGCCGAATCTTCCCCAAGATCGCTCCTGAGTTCGACCATGTGACATTGTGGGATCACAATGGGCCGCAGCCGAAAATGATTGCTGAGTGCTACCGTGGCAAGCAGATACAGGTCTATGACCAGAATCTTTACAAAAGATTCCTGGATAAGGCTGACTGGAACGGCTGACAGATTGTTCCGATCGTGTTATAATATTGTCGGAAGGGAGGGATGCCGGATGCTGAAGTTCAGTAAGCGCAATGTACTGCTGCAGCTTGCCCTGGACTTTGTGGATACGGGTGAGATGCCGGATTACAAGTTCAAAAACGAAGAGGAAAAGGCTTACTTTGAGAAATCGGTCGACGAGATTAAGACAGACCGTGCCAATGGCCACTATTACGAATATTCTGTTGGCGATTACGACGACGATTGACGATTGCTCTGCGTGAACCTTGACAACAAGAGAGGATGATCTGCTATGAATCACGCCGATAAGGCGCTTGTTAAGCTTAACCGCAATGGCGTCCCAGGTGTGGTGCTGACAGCGGCAAAGAAATCCGGGATTGAGCGCCGCGTGGCGCGTGCAATGCTGGTAATGGATCATTCTCTCACGGAGGTTGATGGCGGCCCAGGAAGTGGAAATCACAACCATGCCGGAAGACCTGGACACCGAGGAGGAAGCGCAAAGGGCACGGGGTATTCCACTGCGAAAGCTGTGTCAGCAAGAGTTGCGAAACCAGCAGCTCATAGTAAGGTTTCAACCAAGAGCTTTGTTCCGACACTTGCCAGAGCGAAAGCCTCTCAGCCGGAAGACCGCGCCTGGCGCGTGGATACTTACCGGACAGCCGATGATTTTGATACTGAGAACATCCAAACCTTTGCCACGGGTGGCGGTTCCACTTTTGCGATTAAGCCAGATGGCGATATCATTAGTGTGTGCAAAATGGCTGGAGATGGGATCAGCGCGCGTTCTTTGCTGGCAGCAGCGGTGGAACAAGGCGGAGATCACCTGGATTCCTATGATGGCAATTTCTATTTCTATCAGGCTTGCGGCTTTGAGGTTGTTTCCCGCTGTAAGTTTGATATCAAGTATAAGCCGCCCGGATGGGAGGAGAGCCGCGACCGCAAGGAAGACGTGATCTTCATGCGCTATGTTGGTGTTGGCAATGTCCGCGATAAGAGCAAGATGGCTATGCAGCGGCGTGTCCCCTACTCCGAGGATTATGATGCCGCGGAAGCTGTGCTTAAAAAAGTAATGGGGGGTTAATGCAATGACTTTGGAAGCCTTTACTTCTCAGGTGATGGCTGCCCTTGGGAATGAGCCGGAATGCAAAGGCTTGTCCGATGATGAACTGCGTGATGTGATGGATGAATACGCTGACATCATTGAGGGCTGTTACGAGGATTCTCAGGCGGAAGATGCAAACGGCGATGAATGGCACATTAAGAACGCTGCTATGAACATCGCAATGTGTGTTTGATATTGGGACGATGTTTTAAACGTTTAAGACGGCCATAGAGGCCCATCTGCACAAGCGGATGAAGATTGACTAATAGAAACGGCGAGCTCGTGAGAGGCGCCGTTTTTTCGTGCATAGAAAAGGCGGTGATCAGATGAGCAGGTTTACAAGCGGATTACCGCTGAGAGTACGCGCATTTTTGCGAGTGCTGGATTCTAAGGTTGATGAATCCGTGCAGGAGGACGGTGGCCCCGGGAGTGGCAATTTCGGACACAAAGGACGGCCTGGCCTCAGAGGTGGTTCCGGGAAAGGTGGGGGCTCACATTACCGTGGAGCCAACAAGCGGGTTTCAAGTCAGGCGCTTGGTAAAATGCTGAGCGATAAATACAAGGGACGGAGCAAGGCCGCGGAAATCGCCTCTGATTATGGCGCGCAACACCGCCTCTTTGCTCGCTCCATGGATGGCATTAAGTATGGTCAAAAGGGCTATGATGCGGTCAGTAGCTATAATTATCATGGTGATACGTTGATCAACAGTATGCTGCGCGGAACGAAACCGAGGAGTTTTAAGCAGCAGAAAGAATGGCAGGAGAATAAAGATCGTACAAAGCAGTATATTGCCGATATGACAGAAGCCATGAAAGCCAACAAGCTGAGGCAGGATGCGATTGTGTATCGCGGCATTGAGACTTTTTCCGGTCTGCAGCAAACCTTAGGCCTGAATGTGGATGCAAAGCAGATGCAGGAAATGCTCAACAATCCTGATTTCGTTGATAGCATGGTTGGATATACTTTCCGTGATAAGGCTTTTGTGTCTACTACCATCGACAAAGATGTGATCTATAAGGGGCGTTTTGCCAAAGCTTGCGAGATGGAGATTCACTGCCCGGCTGGAACAGAAGGTGTTTACCAGGGCGATCAATTCAGAATCACAGACGAGGCCGAGTTTACAATGCAGCGAGGTACGCAGTTTGTGGTAACAGGCGCAAGCGTGGTTGAAAACCAGTTTGGTGTAAAGCGTCTAAAGCTGGATGTCACGGTTCTGTCTCAGCAGCCTGATGCAGATATCCCGGAAACGCAGAAAGCATACCGCGATCCGAATCCTGAAATTGTTCAGGCATCGGTTGAGAAAAGGGCGCTCCCGACTTCCACCCTTGAAAAGACATACAGTGGTGCAAGCTCTGATTTCCTGAAAGAATTCAATGAGCTACAGAAAACGCCTGACAGCATTGATAAGCATGACATGGCTGATACTATGCTGGAAACTCAGGTTGCTCTTGGCAAGATCAATCCTGTTGAAGCAGCCGAGCTCATGGGATACTGCAGAGGCTATGACATGACTGACCGGGTTGACGACTATGAGCAGTATTTGGAAGAAGTGAAAAAGTCGAAAGCGGAGTACAGCAAGCCTGAGTATGCTGACAAAAGAGCCAAACTGCAAAGAGAAAACCCTGGGCTGTCAGATGATGATGCGTCTTTCCTGATTGATATTGACAACACCATTGCTGCGACACAGGAATCTGTCAAGCGCAGTGAAGAGAGAGATGGGCCGGATGACTTTTTCGTGAAAAAGAAAAAGAACCGCGTGAAGCTTCTGCAGATGCAGCGCAAAGACTACATTGCGGAAGCAGTGAGGAGGTGAACGGCATGAGTGTGAATGGCGAGGGAATGCAGTCGAGTTTTTCTGCCGTTCTTCCTTGTGAGACTTGTGCTCATGCGCTTGACCCGATCGGCGGCTTTAATAGAGCGAAGTGTTTCCTGTGCGAAGTATACAGCGATCTCAGCAATCCAAAGCCAACAGGCGTACTGTTTGACAATGAGCCATGCGAAGCATACGAAAGAGACGAAACCAGCCAGCAAGTCGCAGATGCCTTCATGATGGGCTTAGAGGAAGATGGCGGCCCTGGTTCCGGTAACTGGGGTCATAAAGGACGGCCCGGAAAACGCGGCGGATCAGGTAAGGGCGGCGGCAAGGTCATGAGAACCGGCACCGCCGCAACCGGGTATTCAAGTATCAAGAAGAATCCTGCTTTCAATGGCGTGAAGGAAGCTGCCAAGGCTTATACACCGCAGGCTTTCTGGAATCTGTTGCAGCAAGACCCGGCTGCGGATAAGGCATTGAGAGAGCAGCACGCATCCTGCGGAACAAAGGAATCCTACAGCGATTACCAGAACCGCATTTATGATATGCTCCATAAGGCCACGCAGGAAGAGCTTGCCTATAAAGAAAAAGAGGCGCGCCGCATTAAGGAACAGGCCGAGGAAGCTGAACGCAATCGCATCAAGCCGGTCACTGTTCCCAAAGATGCAGTTCTGACCTACAAGCGCCGTCCTGATCAATTCAAGAACGAGATCAATGATGTGGTCAATCAATTCGGCCTGGATGGAAAGCCCAAGCTGATGGAGCGTGCTGATTTCCAGCAATACATGAAAGATCACCCGAATGAGCCGTTGTTCTTCCGCTCTTACCGTGCAAGTGACAATAATGAGCTAAATAAATTCGATAGCCAGTTGAACGGTGAAAGTGGCGAATGGTATATTGATTGCTCTCATGGCGGTGCTCAGTATGGTCAGGGTATGTACGCTGTTGGTGTTTATGATCGCCAGAAAGATTATTGGCCTGGTGTACAGAATGAGATGCGTCATTATAGCGGTCTTGGCTGGAGCCAGGTTGCGCATACACGCGCTATGATGCTTGATCCTTCTGCCAAGATTTTCACACCGAATCAGCGAGCAAACGCTTATTATGGCGAGCGCCAGATTCGCGAAGAGCTTCTTGCGGAGCTTAAGACCAGGCCAGAGATGATCCAGAATTCAAAGGCCTATGAAAAGTCTGACCAGTTCTTGAAGAGCCCTGAGTTCCAGGCTGTCAATGACAAGGAAAAAGCCAGATTGGATGGGCAGTTCCAGGTTTACCTTGATTTCATTGATGATAATGCAAAGCAATTCGGGATGACGAGTAAGGAAACCCTTGCGCAGTTTAAGATGGGATCGCTTGATTCACAAGTTAAAAAGCTGCAGAGTATGTCTCAGTCTGACCGTGATAAGATGTTCAATGGTTTCCTGAATGAAGTCAATGAGATGCGTGTCAAGCAAGTTGCCGCTTCAAATGCCGGAAATACTGCTCCTCTCCAATACAAGAACGTTAATGGAACATGGCAGCAAGTCCCGTCCTGGGAAACAAAGCAAAGACAAGAAACCTATACCAGGAAAGAGGATATGGTTTCGATTAAAGAGATTGCAAAAAAATACGGAAAAACAAAACAGATGGCTGACTTGCTGACAAAACTGTATTATAATAAGGACGGTCCATATAATGCTGCTTACCGGAGGAGGACAGAGCTGGACTTTGGATCAATCATCAATGAGAATGCTAAGAGTGTTCAGTCTTATTCTCAGATGAATGCTGGCGCGCTGGCTGCTCTGATGGGATATGATGCGATCAATGCCCACGGTCACGGTCAAACCGGGTCGTACACGGTCATTCTCAACAGAACCAAATTGATTTTGAGCAAAGACCCTGTGAATCTCCACGGTTATTGGAGGGGGTGATTTGCATGAAGGATGAAGCGAAGAAGCCCACGTGGGATGAAGCTGCCTCTTGGCAGGATAAGTGGGCAGGCGACGAGGAAGAGTCTGATAATGATGGTGCTGATGATGTCCTGTTCAGTCAAAATCCGATTTCTGGCGTTGTTGAATGCTATACGCGGGAAGGTCAGTTCATTGGAACCATTGAAACGACTGGCGACTTCTTAGAGCCTCCTAAACCGATTCCTGATGACCTGGGTGAAGATGTTGATCCGATCGATTTGGATTTGATCGAGTCTGTGTTTGAAGAACCGGAAGAACCGGAGGATGTTTGGGATGAAGAGAGGCTTGGATATCTGTATAGGCAGCTTGAAGAGACCTACTCTGATACGCCGAAGATATGGAACAAGGAAACCCTGAAAGAGTTTTACGAAAAGCTCTCCCTCCGATATGAGCTTCAGCGCATGAAGGAAACCGAAAAGAAGTATCAGTGAGAAAGGCTGAAACCGTCACCCGTTTGGGCGGCGGTTTTCTCATGCCTGTGATGCGAGGTGATACCCGATGCCGATCAAGCCTTATGAGGAGCGGTTTACCGAGTACACCAGAAAGCAGCGCGGTTTGATTAGCCGTTCCTTCAATGGCTATGGTGGAGAGAAAGCCTATCAGATGGCCGAGTCTCAGCGACGGATTGCCGAGAGAAAGTACAGAAGTGCGCTGCAGCGGGTGATCAATGATATCCGCAAGCTGGTCAAAGGGATGACCTCACCGGCGCAGATTATTCAGGCGATTGAGCACTATTCACGTTCTGCCGCTTTTCTCAATCTGGCGGAAGAGATTGCCGGCAATATGGTAACTGCTGGTTTGACGGGTCAGCGCGCGACCTGGCGCGCCGCCGCGGCTGAATCAACCCGCGGGAAATTGATCTATCAGGCTTTGAAGCAGGAAACGTCATCCCCTATTATGTCCGCTGCAATCGATCAGATTCTCAATCGGAATTATAAGCTGATCAAGACCGTTCCTCCAAATGTGGCGAAACGGTTGTCGAGATTTGCTTATGAGCAGCAGCAGAAGGGTATTCGCCCGGAAGATATTGCCAAGGTTATGCAGCAGGGACTTCCTGGTATGTCTGCAAGTCATGTCAAGCTGATTGCCAGAACCGAGAGCGCCAAGGCCGCTTCTGCGTTGATGGAAGCGCGTTGCGATATGCTTGGCTTGGATTGGTACATCTGGCGATCATGCGGTGACGAGCGTGTCCGTGACGCACACGCGAGGATGAACGGTGTCCTTTGCCGGTGGTCCGATCCTCCAAACCCGGAAGCCATGTTTGGTGGTCACAATTCCGGTGGAAGCTATCACCCTGGCGGTATTTACAATTGCCGGTGCATAGCGGCGCCTGTGATCGATCTGAAAGACCTATCCTACCCGATTCGGGTACATAACCACGGAAGAGTGAAAACTGTCAAGTCTTACGGCGATTTGGTCAAGTTTGTGGCTTAGTAAAGTTGTACTTGTTTGTAACTGTGTAAAGGGGGCGAGCGTTTGCTTGCATTCTATGGTTCCCGTGTGTCGCCGCATATGACGGAGACACCGGAAGGTTTTCTGATTTGCCATGATGTGCCGATTGCGCGCACTGGCAAGCAGGACTATCTGGCGCGCGAGATTGGCGGGCAGGGTGAAGATATGATCCCTGTTCTGAGGATTGAAAACGAGGTGTTCTCTCAGGCGGCTATGGCCTCCTTTGAGGGAAAGCCCGTAACCGAGGATCACCCGCCTATCCCGGTCACCAGTGAGAATTCATCTGTTTACGCCAAGGGTCATGTCCAGAACGTTCATCGAGGCTCAGGCAATGAGAGCGATTTGCTTCTGGCTGACCTTTTTATTACGGATGCTGAGTTGATCCGTGCTATCAAGAATGGCCTTCGCGAAGTCTCCTGCGGATATGAATGCGATTATGCTGAGGATGAACGAGGCCGGTTTTACCAATGCCGGATACGCGGGAATCATGTTGCGGTCGTAGCAGCCGGCCGTGCTGGTTCTCGCGTCTCTATAAAGGATTCCAAGCCAAACAAGAAAGGGGAATTTCACATGGACACCAAGAAGAAGACCTCCATTGTGGCGCGCCTGTTTGCTCATTGGGCTACGGACGCGCAGACCGATCCTGCGGAAGTCGCCGAGGCGGTGGACGCTCTTATTGAGACCGAAGAGCCGCAGACTGGTGACAACGGTGAAAATACTGGTGCTGTTCCCGCTCAGTCCAAGCCCGAGCAGCCCGTAGTGAAGACCGTGACCGAGCAGGCGGATGCCGATATTGACAGTAACGCTCAGCTTGCCTCTCTGCTTAAGCAGGTGCTTGCCAAGCTGAATGGCGGTGCTGTCGATGCTGATCCGAATGCTGACCCGCTGGAGCAGCTTGAAGATGATCTGGGCGGCGATCCTGAGGCTCAGAATCAGCTTCCGCCTCCCGAGGATCAGGAAGCCTCTCAGACCGTTCCTGCTGAGGAACTGGCTGGCACTGATGCCGATCCCGCGGAGTGCGAAGAGAATAAGCCCTTCCAGAATGCGGATTCTGCCGGCACTCTGGCCGCGATCAAGGCGATGAAGCCTTATCTGGCTAAGCTGAATGCGAAGGATCGCCGCATGGCCTCTGATAGCATTGCCAAGGCTGTCCGCCGCGCGCGTGGCATGAACACCACGCCTGTTGTTGATGGTTATGCGGCTCTGCTCCGTAATCAGTCCGCTAATGCGCGCAAGCGCGCGAAGGATTCCAAGGCTGTGGATGATACTGTGTATGGTGCGAACTGCGCCAAGCGCAATCCCCACACGAGCAAGTAAGATAGGAGGATGGAAAAATGCCTGGTAAGGTGATTGGTACTACCCTGCCCTTTGGTTTTGCTGGCAATGTTTCCCGTATGAGCGATTGCGTTATCGCTCCTTACAAGTATGACATCGCCCACGAGAACGATGGTCATATTGCCTATGGTGAGCCCGTTGCGTTCGATGCCACCAATGGCGGCGTTCGCAAGCTGACCGCTGCAGATGCTAATGCCGATGTGATCATTGGCTTTGCTGTTCGCCGTCTGGGTCAGCCCCGCACGGACTATGCTGATGGCTGGTATTACGAGGCTGGTGATACCGTGGATGTGCTTCTGCGCGGCTCTATGAGCGTTGCCCTGGAAGATAAGACCGGTATTGCTCCTCGCGGTGCGGTCTATGTTGATCCTGCTACCGGCAAGCTGTACGCTGCGGCTGATACTGGCCGTCTGGCTATTGCGAATGCCAAGTTTGCCGCTGGTGTTGCCGATGATAACAAGGTCGCCGAAATCACGCTGACTGAGCGTGTGATTTAACCGACCAAAGACTTAATCAGAAAGGGGCTATAGATATGGCTGGTTTTGATTCTTTCAACTATCCCATGCTGAATGTTCCCGGCATGGGCGCTGGCAACCCCACGATCTTCAATAATGACGCGGCGGTTTCCGGTGGTATGGCTTTCCTGGTTGGAGAGCTTGAAAAGCGTGATGAGCGTCTGCGTGAGCCTCTGACCTCTGTTGACTGGCCGCGCGATATTCCGGTTGAGTCCGGTGGCGGCTTTGTCGATGCGATTACTTCCTTCAACGTGTCCTATGGTTCCACTGGTGGCACTAATGACGGTCTGATGCAGAATGAATCCAATGAGCTGCCCGTCGTGCAGGCTGACATTGATAAGGACCATTTTCCGGTCTTTATCTGGGGTCACATCATTCGCGTTCCCCTGATCGATCAGCAGAAGCTGCAGCAGGTTGGCCGTTCTCTGGATTCCATCTTTGATAAGGGCCTTCATCTGGCTCACGACAAGAAGCTGGATGAGAATGTGTATGTTGGCTTCCCGAAGCTGGGCACCTATGGCCTGGTCAATTCCCCCAACATTGTGACCGTTACCGCCGCGCCTCATACTTCTGGCGGCACTGACACGCAGTGGGTGAATAAGACGCCCGATGAAATCCTGGCTGACTTCAACCGCGTGCTGACCGGCACGATTGAGGCTTCCGGCTATGATCGTCGCGGCATGGCGAACCATATCCTGATTCCGTGGGCGCAGTACACCGACCTGGTGAACCGCAAGGTGGATGAAGGTTCCGCCACTTCCGTCCTCACCTATCTGCAGGAAAACAACATTGCGAACAAGCAGAATATTGACCTGTACATCGAGCCCACTCAGTGGTGCAAGGGCCGTGGAACTAACAATACTGACCGTATGGTCGCTTATCGCAATGATAAGGAAATGGTGAAGATGGATATCACCGTTCCGCTGAAGCGCCTGTTCACTCAGCCGAGCGCCGCGCACATCGCGTATCTCACGCCCTATGTGACGCAGTTCTCCTGCGTGCAGTGGCTCTACACCACTCATGCGATGTATGTGGATGGTATCTAATCTTTGACAGCTTCCGCTCTACGGATTGCTACCTCCCGGTCTGTGGAGCAATGAGCCGGGCGGTGGGCAGGTTACGGTGCCTGCCCCCGCCAATTTGGAGGATACAAAAACCGCGAGGAGAGGAAAACAA